ACACCTGCTCTATGTGGTGAAATAGTAGCAACACAGTCTTTACGAGTATCTGCAATTGCGATTAATTCATTTGCTTTTGCTTGTGATTCTTGAATTGTAGCACCACCAGAAGGACCACCAATTATAAAGTTGATTTGATATTCTGCTGGATTTGTGAAGTTTCTATATCCATCAATCACCTTTGCCAAAGAAATTGAATATCCACCAACATTACTAGTTCCAGAATAATCTCTACCACCAGTTAAGTTATATGTAGTTGCACCAATTACATTAAATGTATTTCCTTGTGCTGTTAGACCCCAAGTAGTATTGGACGCAGAAGAAACTCCAGATACAGTTGAGAATTTAGAAGGAGAACCAACTGGAGCAAATCCAGGGAAAATGTATTGTGAATTGTCACGAATAATATCTTTATAGTAATTTGCTTCTGATGGTGAAATCTTGCCATCAGACGCTTTGGATAAATTGGTATATTTCTCAAGAATATTACCAGCACTACCAGTCACTTCTCCAGTGTCATCAACAACAACAACGTGCAGTTCATCATTTCTTCCATTTCTTTCGGATGAATATTGAGAAGTCCTTGGTCTTGGTGCGATATTTTTCCAATAAACAGTAGAATTTGTTAATCCTAAAGTTTGTTGGTTATACCAATCTGAAGGTGTGGAAATTGTTTCTCCGGAAGAAGCAACATTAAGAACAAAAAATTGCACTGTTCCAGATCCATTTGCTGCTGTACTCAAACCAAGTGCAGTTTGTGAAACACCATTGACTGTAGTTGCAATCCCCACAGTATAAGTGGTTCCATCTGCAAGGGAAGATCCAGTTACTGGAACAATAAATTGTCCTGCTAAAATTGTACTTGGAAGATTTGTGATTGAATCTACAGGATTGATTACTGTTGAACCAGCGGAAACTACACCAAAAAATCTTGCAACCGATGATTCTTCAATTTTAACAAAATTGCCACTATTATCAGTAATTTTAATATTTCCAGAACCAAATGCATTTACACTTCCTTCCGCATAAGATGTTTCAGTAAATGCAGTAGAACCAGCACCAGAAGATTTTGCAGTAACTTTTACGTCAATCGAACCTTCATTGACTTTGGTAATAATACCTTTAAGAACTCCTGTTTCTGTTGTTACTGTTCCAACACCAGCAACTGATTGGGAGAATGCAGCAGTAACAGCATATCCAACGTTCAATCCAAAAGTTCCAATTGCAATTCGTTGGTCTGCGGCTGCATCAATTACACAAACCTTTAGATTATTGGCCCAAGAACCTGGGTTTCTAGCAGCCCAATGCCAAGCAGTAGCAGATGAATAAGTATTATTGTAATCTTCAGATGATGTAATTTTCAAGGTTACTGATGTAGCAGCAACTCCAGCATTTGAGTTGTTTAAATTGTCACCATCACATCTAACGACTCTTAGAACACCACCATAAGAAAGATACGAAGAAGCACCTAACCAATATTCGTATTGTGAGTCTGATGAAATTGGTTTTCCGAATGTATTGAGTAAGTCATTTTCTGTTTCAATTAGGATGGGAACATTAACTGGACCTTTTTGGAAAGGTCCAGCAATAGCGCCAACTTGATTATTTGCTGCGGTAATTCCCCCAACAGTCAAGTCAACTTCTCTTGTTCTGACTCCTGGTGATACTAAATTTAACGCCATCTTTTTCCCCTCGTGAAGAAGTTCATTTTTGCCTAGAAGTATTTATAAATTGATATTCTTCAAATGGGGAAACAATGCACGAACAATTACCAATCGGGATAATAATTATCTATAAATTTTTGTGAATATTTTTTCCTACTATTGATAATTCTTTCTATAGTGCATTCTTTGCATTCATATGAATATGCAGAGGGAAACCCTTTTCTATTTTTTCTAGTCAAATAAAAATCATTTAATAAGTCTTTTTTTATTCTGCAAGATCTACATACTCTCTCTTTGAAGAGTAGATTATCTAATTCAATCTCTTCTTCGAAACTCATTACCCGTATTCCCACATATATGCTCTATCACCATACTCATCCAAATGCCATCTATCACCATCTACATCAACAAAAGATACTTCATTGGATAATCCATCAGACATAAAACCAAATGGAGCCATATCTTGTTCTATTTGGTCTTTTTGGTCTTCATATATTCTTTTGCGAACATCATTGTCCGTCATCTCTTTAAAATAATCCTGGACGACCAACCAAGCAAAGATTACAAGACACATTGCTAGGTCATCATTACATCCTTCTTCTGCTTCAAATGATTGACTTTTTTGAATAAAAGTAGTCAATTCACTGATAATATCGTAATCTTTGATGACTAATTTATCATCTTCAATAATTGTCTTTAAATTGGAACATCTAACTTTTTTGACTGTTTTGGACATTTTGATTCCAAGTTGAGTTTTCTTTCCAGAAAATCCCTGTCCTACCAGTTGACCTGCTCTTCCTCTCATAGAACACATTAAAATATTATCGTATTCTAAATCAAAATGAAGTATACTTGATACTTGTTCTCCAATATCATTTACTTCTGCGAGAACAAATGCTTTATTATATGCTTTTGCTATATCGTGAATAATATTTGGAAAAAGCATAGGTTTAATCTCATTGTTCCTATATTTTGCGACTACCTTATATGGGAATTGACTGATATCAAATACAATAAATGCAGAGTAGTCATTACTCATTCCACGAGATACGTCAACAGTCATCAAATAGGTGTGCTTTTCTATTGGATCTTCATACACATCCATCCCTTTGCTTCTAGTAAGTGGGTCATCATAAACCATCATTCTAAGTTTTGATGGAGTAATCAAAGTATCAACAGACCCCAAAAATTCGCACTCAAACTCTTGTGTGAATTGTCTTTCGGAAGTATTCGCAATTGTTTGCCGTTTCCACTCTGCATCTCTTCCAGGCACCGCAGACCAATGGACTTCTAGTGGAACATAACCATTCTTTCCTCTTTCTGCATCGTGCCAAAGTTTATAAAACATATTCATCCCATTTGGAGTTGAGATGATAATAACCTTTGTACTCTGTCCCGAAGAAATAGTAGGATACACAGAAGAGAAGAACTGCTCTGCAATATGATTTGGAATGAATGCAAATTCGTCCAAGAAAATAATATTAAAAGAGTTTCCTCGGACAGCAGAAGATGAGGTAGATGCTGCTACAATTTTGGAACCATTTTCAAGTTCCAACGAACCTTTATTCCAAGAACCAACACCCTGCTGCAACCACTTTGGTAAATTTTCATAAGATAATTGCAATCTACCTAAAAGTTCTCTTGCAGTTTCTGCTTTGTTTGCTAGAATTGCGATTCTTATGTTGTCATTGAAGAGAGCATAATGCAACAAATATGAAACAACAGTCGTAGATTTACCTGTTTGCCTTGGTAATTTTGCAATATTAAATCTATTCTCATGAAAGTTTGTAATCAATTCTTCTTGAAAATCATACATATCAAACGGAACTAATCCGTGATCAAGAGAGACAATTCTTACATAATTTTTTGCAAAATGAATTGGGTCACTTTTGCATTTTAAGTATTCTTGAATTTGTTCTGTCGTAAATTCAATTTGAACATTTTCTGCTTTTAGATTGGGATTTCCCTTATAATGTTTTTCCATCAATTATACCAATTTGTGTCATAACTTCTTGTTGCTTCAAATATAATTTAACAAATGATTTTGCTATATCTTTTACTTGTTCTATATTTTCGCAAGTATCTAATTCTCTTGAAATCCTTTCATATTCAAAATTTTTAGATAAACAATCAAGAATAATTTTATCTGGATCCATCTAATTCTCCTGTAAATAATAAAGGTTTTGTCGGGTCTTTTGGTGCAGGGTTGAAAGTTAAAACAATAGCACCTGGGTATATTTTTCTCAGTTCATAAGTCACCTGTGGTTTTGATGGTCTAGTGAATTGGGGGAAAAACATTTGAGATGAAAGAGATCTTCCTCTCCAATTAAAAATTATAGTATAAGTTGAACCTCTTGATTGTATTCTAGTATATATTTCTCGGATATTTTTTATTTTATTGTCAGAGTAATTATATTTTACTTCCTCATTTGCTGGATGGGGTCTATTTGGGTCATATTTTTTATTATAAATTTGAATCGTGGGAAATGTCGGTTCAACTGCAGAAGAATATAACAACCAATACTTTGGACCATATTTGCACTCTTTCATATATTCCATCTTTTGGCAGTTGGGACAATATCTCTTTTCCCCTTGATATATTGGTCCATCCCAATC